CCAGGCCGTGGATTTTTCCATCGCCCCGATCATGACCGGCTGCACCCCGAACCACCGGCAAAGCGTGGCGACGCCCAGCTGACGGGTTTGCAGGAGTTGCAGATCCTCGGCCTTGAGCCCGATGCTCTCGACCTTCCACCCGCCCTCGAGCAGGGGCGTCTTGCCCGCGTTCATCGCGCCCGAATACTCGCCGAGGATCGCCTTGGCCTGCTCCTTCTGCGGCGCGCTGAGATAGGTTGGGGCAGAGATATAGGTTTGCGAGAGCAGGCCGTTGCGGAACATGCGCCCCGCCGTTTCCTCGGCGGCCAGCGCGGCCCCGATGGATTGCCGCCCCGCTGTGATGGGAGAGATGCCCATGAGCCCGTCGAAACAAAAGCCCTTGATGTGGAAGATATCGCCCTCACCAAGCACCAGCGTCTTGCCCTGGTAGCTGTAGCGATACATCAGTGCCCCGTTATTGGGGTCCCGTTGCACCGTCATGCGATCGGGGCGTAGCGGATTGAGCGCCAGGATCTGTCCGTCACCGCGACGCATGATCTGGGCGAAGCCATTGCCCCAGGCGAGGCAGCACGCCGCCATGCACGACCAGAACTCGATGGGTGTCATATCGGCATTGGGCGCGCGGGCCAGCACCCGGTACAGCGGGTGATCGCGTGCCAGGGACGATTGCCCGTCGCCTTGCTGTTCATGCAGTTTGAGCGGCATGGAGCCGATTGTTTCGGACAGGAGCCGGATGCAGGCCCAGACCGTGTCGAGCTGCAGCGCGGTATCGACCGACACGCTCTGGCCCGCAATGCTCGGCCCGCCCGCCATGAAAGCCCCGAGGCGCAGATCGGTGAGGGATACGCCCGTAATGGACTGGAACGCCGCGCTTGCGGCCTTGTAGGCCATGCCGCGCAGTCTTGTGGCGATGCTCATACGGCAATGATCCCGGTTGAAAGAAAGTCATCCATCCGGCCGCCACCGGGCGGCTCGGGGTTGCGGCTCATCAGCGTGACGGCATTGAGCAGCGCCATCAGCGGGTCGATCTTGAGATAGCCCGCCGCCTGTTTGGTAATGATGATGGCATTGCCCCGAGGCTCGACCTTTGCGTTCGAGACGGCCCAGCCCATGATGGGCCGCGCACCGTGGCAGAGCGTGCCATCCGCCAGCTTGCGCTCGGCCGTCTTGATGGCACCCGAGAGCGTCCAGCCCTGAGAGATGCCCACCACGCGCTCATGGGCGATGCCGATCTGGGCCAGCGCATCGACAATGGCGCCCACGCCCATCGGGTCGAGCCCCACGATCGCGAGCTTGTTGCTCCGGTCGATCGTGCCGAGGACCGTCACCAGCTGGTCGATATCGGTGCCGGGATCGGCGGTGATGACCAGATCGCCCTGCGTTTCGAAGTCGCGCAGCTGGCTAGCCTCGCGCTTGCGAAGCGCCAGCACGCCCTCGAACACCCAGCTTTTCTGCCAGTGCAGCCACTGGCCCGTAATGGTGTCTCGGCCGAGAACCGCAAGCGAAAGCAGATCGTCGAGCCCGCCGCCGTCGATGCCCGCCACGATCACCTCGCAGCGTTCGATCAGGGCGTCGAGGGTCAGCGTGTTATCGCCTGCGCCCTGCCAGTAATCGGCACCGACCCAGCGATCGGAGCGCAAAGCGAGGCCGATCTCGACATTGAGATGCTGCGAGGCCCAGCTGGCCAGCTCGCCCACGCCTTTCTCGCGTGCGTCGTCATATTCGCGCTTCAGGCGATCCAGTGTGATCGACCGGCCCAGATTGGGCAGAACCATCGGCCAGTAGGCGGGATCTTCCCAGGGCGCGGCCTCGCCGGGCAGTTTCGAGGGTTGCTGGATATCGGGCGGCAATTCGTACAGGACCGGCAGAACCGGCTGGAAGCGTTTGCCGTCGCGTATCTCGCGGGCACGGATCAGGTCCTGCGCGAACACGCCCCGAGGCGGCCCGTCGCTCTGGGTGGTGATGATGGCCAGGAACGCCTCGGGCTGCGAGATCATGCCGCCGCGTATCTGGCGCATGACGCTGCCCGCATCGTTACGCATGGCGATGACGTGCTGCTCGTCCACGAGTACGCCCGCAGGCTTTACGCCGGTCATGACGTCAGGGCTGAAGGCCTTGACCTGCAGGGTCGCGCCTGTCGCGTGAAACCTGAGGCGCTTGAGATGCTGCTGCACCTGAAAGCACCGCATCAGCGTGCGGTCGTTCTGCACCATGCCGAGCGCCTGGCTGAAGGCGAGATTGGCGATTTCCTTGGTTGGCGCGACGATCAGGAATTCGGCGTTGGGGCGTTCATTCACGATCACGGCCGTCAGCATCAGCCCGGCGCCATTCGTGGTCTTGCTGTTCTTCTTCGGCACCAGGAGGAAAAGCTCCTGGATGGCGCGCACGCCCGTTTCGGGATCGAGCGCGCCGAACAGGGCCGAGACGATTTCGCGGAACCAGTCGCCGCAGGCTTGCGCCATGGCGGGCGTACCGGGCACGTCAGGAATGCGCAGCCGGTCGAAGCAGCGCACGGCCCGCGCGGCGAGATCGGGATTAACCGGTTCCAGATCCGGCAGGAGGGACCGGCCAGCACGCAAACGCGCCTCCCAGTCCTTCCGGCTCAGATCCAGCATGTCAGTTCCTTCTGTTCATCGGGGGCAGGTCGTCGCCCCAGCCGCTATCGAGGCCGGGCAGGGCGGGCTGATCCTCGCGCGGGGCTGCGAGGCGTGCATGGGCGTAGGGAAGGGCGGCCTTGGCGGCATCGGCGCGTATGGCGGCGGCCAGACTGCGATTACGATAGATATGCGTGAGGAAAGTGAGCGGCGAGCAGGTCGCGAGATCCTGCGGGCTCATGCCGCTCAGGGCATCGAGGCCGGGTGCGAGTGCGGAGGGATCGACCACGAGCGGGCCGTTCCAGTCCACCTGCTTCTTGTTCCGGCTGCCCTTTTTCCGTCCGGCGCCAGGACGTGCGCCACCGTGAGCCATTTCTGCTCCCTTTCCTTGATAACTTGATTTCCTTGATAGACCGGAAAATCTGCCGCTGAGCCTTGCGCGGTTGCGGGGGTACGGTCCGGACGGACTTTCGACCCGCCCCCTCGGGGTCAGCAGGTTGGGGTTTCGCGGGTGCGGATGGCCCGGACGCGGGCGGTCTTAGCGCTATGGCAGGAGCCACAAAGCAGCCGGATATTGCCCGGATCGAGCGGTGCGCCGCCGTCTTTCAGTTCATGGATATGATCGCCGAAGATCCGGCAGCCGGTGCGGCCGCAGGCCTCGCAGCGTCGGCCACGCTGGGCCAGAAGGTGAGAGATGAGATTACGCCATCCAGAAGTAAGATAGAGAGGAACCCTACGCTTCTGGATTGTCGATGCTGTCAGGGGCGCGAGTATCTTTACTCGCGGCGGCAGCGATCCAAGAACAGTGATCATGGATTGCCAGAAAATTTCTTTGCTATGTGCTCAAAGATATCTAACGGTAGGGACATTCGTTGATTCCTGCATGAGGAGAAATGATCATGGCTGAAAGAACTTCCGAAGTTAGAGAAGTTAGATGTGTGACGGATTTTCTTCTCGAGGTGTTCAAAATCGCCAACAATGATCGGAATCTCAATTGTTATCGAGGTCAATCTGATAAGGAATGGGATATAACTCCAGCAATACTAAGAAAAAGCAACGAAAATATCGAAATTAACGAGCGATCGGCAATAAAAGATCTGTTGGCTGCACACCCTGAGGAATTCAAATACGACAGTACGATGCTTGATAAGCTCGTGAGATTACAGCATTTCGGAATGCCCACGAGATTACTCGACGTGACCAAAAACCCGTTGGTCGCGCTTTATTTCGCGACCGAGCAATCGGACGCGGATGGAACAGTCACATGTTTTTCGGTACCGGACGATAAGCAACGATTTTTCGATAGCGACACGCTGAGCATCTTATCGAATCTTTCAAATCTTACGTCGGCAGAAAAAGACCAATTATTTGAAAGACTGAAGGCATCAGGTGAGGCCGGAATAGACGCAATGTCAAAAATATTTAATGAGGAAAAAGGTGAAGTAAAAAAGCTCATACACTTTATAAGGCAAGAGAAGTCGTACTTTGATTATAATATTTGGCCTCCTGATATTATAGATAATTATTACGTACACCCCCGTTTGAACAACCCCAGAATTTTGGCTCAGGCAGGTGCGTTCATTATGTTTGGACTGTTCTTCTCTCGATATGAGTCCGGTGCGCAAATCGAAGAGGAAACGATTATCATACCTTCTGACAGCAAAGGCGATCTCAGGCTACAGTTGGAGATTTTGGGAATCTCAGAGAGTATACTGTTTCCTGAACTTGAACGGTCAACCTTGCGCGTTCGCAATAGATACTCTTGAAATTTTCTCCCAACGTTGGGAGCAGACTGGGATATACTTCGCCTATATTGTTCCCTGACACACTGCAAATTGGCTAGATCGAAGAGTTGGAAATGGCGCGCGATTGATTTTTCTCAGGATCAACACGCGAGCCTCGTGATGCTGGGCTTTAGCGGTGACACGGCTGATGTTGAGTTTGGTTCCTACCTTCCGTCGCTCCCAGCGATATGCGCTCGAAATTGGGAGAACAACCAGGCGCTTAATCACTCCTTTCCAATTTTGCGACCCCCGATTGGTGGTATCAAGCTTGGCACCGCCTCCCGCCGGTCGATCTGCTTTGCTGTAGGGCTGGACAGAAGCTCGTCGTTTTCGCAGACGTTAGTCGGGCATACATTACTAGTGATGAGGACGGGGGAGCGAATAGACCCTTGTACACCGCCTCACGGCGGGTAACCGGGATGTGGATTGCCATTCGTCATCACGCCAAAGAGTAAACACAAAAAAAGACGACTACCCGAATGGGTAAGCGTCTCGCGATAATGGCACTTGAAATACTGCAAAAACCAACAAAAGCAACATTAAAAATCAACGGGACGCAATTTTCTTTCCGATGGCTTCGCATCCAAGGCGGTGCCATCTTTTGGCGGTGGGCTCGGCAAGCCACTCCGCAACCTGATCGGCAATGTCTCGGGAGTGATCGAACAGGACGTATTCCGGGGTCATTTCATCCTCTTCCGGGCCGCTGGAGCCCATTGGCTACCGGTCTGGCTACCGGGCTACGGGATTGGCT